TTATCTAGTTTATCTTCTAGCCTATGCAATGCTTCCATGACACGACCAGACGTATCACGCAAGTCTTGTCTTGTTGCATACTCTTCTCGTGTCTTGTTCAAGAGTATCTGTATTCGTTTTACCTCTTGGAACATCTTATTAAATGCCCAACCGAATGGTACAACGACCATAGTCAGGATTATGTTCCAGAATAACATTGGGTCAATGCTTTCCATGTTACTTGCTTTCTATAACTAAAGAGCCATCATCTACTTTAGCTTGTATGTCACTTGGTAGATTATCTTTGTTTTCTCTTAGCCACTCTTGGAAAGGTGGGTGATTTTTTAAACACGATACACGATACACACCATCAGCATCTATTTTTTTATATACTGTAACACCATTATCTTCTGTATGTAGCACTGAATAAGACATCTTTATAACTCCGCTGTAAATGAAAGATGAACACCACTACTTACTGCCCTACCCATACAGCCACTGTCTGCTGTAAGTGAACCTGATGTAGTGAAGCCAAGCACTGCAACATTAGGCGTAGTATCACCACTCATAGTTGGAACTGCATTACAAGTTATATCAGCACCACCACCTTCTCTAATTGCATAATTTCCTGCTGTTCCTGTTGTTTCCAAAGCTGATGGTTGATCTCTCATTGTAGTTGGAAAATGTATTTGAACAGTAGCATTTGTAGAGCTATCACAAAATCCGACACCAAACATATTTTGACTTGAGCCATCAGATACATGGCGATGATAATACCTTTGACACAAAGCTAGTTCTTCCCCAAATGACCTATGCTCAAATGGTGTGGCTTGTGAGCCAACTTCCCATTGACAGTCTGTTATTTGCCATGTTGCACCAGCAGTTGTTGCAATAGCATTTGTTGCTTGACCATCTGCTAAGTCGGCAAGAGCAAAATCTTTCCAACCAGAAGTAGAACTGCCAGTAGTAAAATCTGTACCAGCCATTAAATGCCATATTACTCTTATACCTTCACCATTGTCATTAGCTATCCCTGCACCTGAATCTGTATCTCCATCAAAGGTTAAAATTTTTCTTTCCCATGTATTTGCAGAATTTATAGTATAAGTTTTATTAATTATTCTTTCTGTTGTATCTCTTTTACGCAAACTAGTAGCAAATGTTCCAGTTATAGAAGATTTTACATAAAAAGAAAGTGTGGTTTTCAAAGCATTTGAACTTGCAAATTGAAGGTTTTGTAGATTTTGTGCTTCAACTTTTTGTTGAAAAAGAAGAAGTTCATCTGAGGCAATAGCACTTTCTGCTGTTCCAGTTGTCCATTTCAATGATTTTCCATTACTTTCTAAAGGGTGGTCAGCAACTTGTGCATAAGTGCCATCAAGTGTTGAAGGTGAACCTCCAAATGTACATTGAAATCTATCTATTAAATAATTACCAGTATTACCATCATGTGCCATTGCTAAAGATGTACCTCTCTGTGCCACTTGCATTGCACCATTGATAACAATATTCCTTCGCCCACCAATCTGACTATTGGTTAGGACTTCACCCATCTTTGCTAATTCTGCTGCTTTGGTCATGCTAGGTCTCCAAATATAACAAGGTCAGTGGGCCAATCAATGTAAGTAGCATTTGTACCTGCGTCACCATACCAAGTTCGTTGCTCACTATTTCCAGTTGCTTTTGTTTCTATTCCACAATGAACTCCATCAGAATTTCCTGCAGATTGTACAACTGGAATATCTAAACTAGCAACATAATTTGTAGAAGAAAAACTGTTAGTATAATTTATACCAAAATCACCAGTTCCATCATCATCCAAAGAAGAAACATTTAAAGTTGCATCTATAGATGTTCCTGCCGTATTTTTTTGTCCTAGAACTTTCGCACTACCACTTGCAACAGTAGCCATTGGCACTGAATTATTGCTACTTGCATCTGTTAATGTGTTTACTCTTAATATACTAGCCATTATGCTAAATCTCCAAATGCTGCACTTACAGTGTTATTTCTATCTGTCGCTGATGCACTACTGTTTGCTGTTCTATGACCATAACCAGTGGTTGCATAGCTTTCTACTGAAGAAATGTTAAAAGCATCGCAACTAGAAGGAACTGAAAAATCATCATTGTTCATTGGATTAGTAAAAGTGTTTGTTGTATTACCAGTTCCAACGTCTGTTAAACTTGCAATATTAAATGAATCGCTTATCGCTGGTGTTCCTGATGAAACATTAAGATGTGACCAAGCCTTTGCTAACCCTTGTTGCAGATTAGTTGTTGTACTATTCCCTTCACCTGTAACAAGTATAGAACCTGCTGTTGTTACACCTGTAAATTTATCTACTTTAAGTTCACTTGCCATTATGTCATATCTCCACATATTACTGTACGATTAGACCTATCAATTTCACTTCCATTTTGTTGATATATCTCTATTCTGTATGAAGAAGTTGTCGGACTGTGTATTACTAAATTTTGGTCTGTGTTGTCAGTAGAAGCACCTCCTCCTGCAATCTCATTACTAGACAGACTGTTAGTAAGAGTATAACTGTAATCTCCAGTTCCGTTATCTGTTCCACTAGCTATGTTAAATGTATTGGAGAGTGACGCATCATTTCCACCAGAACACCATGCTTTAACCAATCCTTGTACAAGATTTTGTGTAACTGCACCACCATCAGATACGTTTGTAGAAGTATTACTAATTTTTATAGTTGTTGTATTAGGCAGAGAAGGTCCACTTGACCCTGCTTTATCTACAATAGTATCTACATTTAATTGACTTGTCATACAATACTCCAATATCCATTAACAGTAACTGTTGCTGACTGTGTTATAGGACCACCTGATACACCATTCTCATCACTGTCTATTGTAATGTCTGCACTTATTGTCTGTCCATTTAATCTGATGATTGAGTTGTTACCTTTGAATGGGTATCTGTTATCTGATTCAGTCTTGGTGTATGTCTCGTTGACTGAGAACACATCATATACGACCATTTCTACTATGTCATTCAAAGATGCACCTTGCACAAGTACCACAGTTGTACCTGTAGTTGCAGTGTAGTCATCTCCCGGAACAAGTAATATTCCGTTTTGGTACACATCCATATACAAGCTATCTGTGTAGGTAAGTGTCAATGAGTTAGCATCAGAACCACTGAAGCTAGTCTGCCCTGCAGTTGCTTGGTATTGAAATCTGTTTCGTACTCCGTTAGACGGACTGACTCCTATATATGGCATATATCTCTCCTATGTGGCATGTACAAGTTGTGCGAAAAAATATGATTTTGGAGAAGTAGAATCATGGATTGTTGCATCTTCATCAACACGACAAAATACCTCCATAAAATCACTACTTCCATTCATTTCCATAAGTCCTGTTGGTATAGGGATACTACTATTTTGTAATCTGTCAGCATCAAAATTAAGTTGAAACCTCAACATATCTGTTTCACCACTTGTGGCAGAGCCATTTTTAGCAACTGTAGTAAGTACAAATTTGTGGTCACTAGAAAGTTGCATACGAAGGACACCACCAACCAAATAATATCCTGCAACAGTGGGTGTATATCTGTGATTTGATGTACTCCAACCACTAAGCGTATCTAATTCAACAGTTTCCCATTCTACTTTTGTATCTGTGTTATTACTGATAGATTGGTCTGTATCTGTTGCAGCAACTTGTAAAATAGGTATATTTGGAAGAATAAGATTACTAGCTGAAATAGTCATCCCAGTTACACCACTACCTCTTACTTTTGTTAAAGCCATCCGTTACTCCTATGCGTATGGACTGTCACCTAATGTGCTTGTATCCCAAGCAGCCTTTAGCTTTGCAATAGTGTCTGCATCTGTAATTGCTTTTGCAGCAGGTGCATCTCTAAGTGCTTTCTTCTTTGCTACACTTGCAGATTGTGCAGAACTGTCTCCTGCTTCAAGTGCTTTCATATACACTACATCTTCCTCTTCAAGTAAAGGCTTTCTTACTTCTCTAATCTTGTCCTTGAATATAACTTTTGATGCAGTTAAATCTTCAGTAATAGTTTTGCCTGATAATGACCAAGCATTTCTGAAGTGTCTATCTGATGGAACAGTAGCATCTGAAGCAGCAATACTGTTTCCATCTTTATCTACGATATTTGTTGTTGCCATTGGTATCTCCTTTTAAGCAGCTTCTTCGTTATGTGTGGTTATCTCTTCATTAATCTTCCAAGCATTTCGCCACACTCTAGTGCTTGGTAACTGTGACTTAGTACAAATAACCATACGTGGCTTGTTGGCTTTGTCGTAGTTCTGCCATACGTGCTTTGGTAGGTCTTTCATAATTAAGTATTCTATTGCTCTTTCTTCTGTCATTGCTTCAATAGGTTTAGTGTTGTGTAACAAGTAACCTCTTGTATGCTTTACAAAGTCAGGCTTTGCTTCATCTTTCTTGAGTTCCCAATAAACTTCTACAGGTGGTAAAATACCACCCTGCAACGCACAAGCCATCCAATTAGGGTCAGGGTGTGTAACCTTTGCAGGTTCATCAGGTGTCTCTGGGTCTTCCCATACAACACAGTATTCTGTTCTGTGTGGCTCTAGCTTTTCTTTTGCCCAACATAGCCTATCCCAAAGATGTGTGCCTTGAAATTCTGGTGTTTCTATTGTCATGCGAGGTCTCCTACAAATCCTTGTCCATTTAATGTCATATCATTTGGTATATTTCCATCTCCTGAAGAATCACCAGTAACACCATAATTAGCTCTAAAGCTACCTGTAGCATGAGCATTACTTGTACCACATAAGTGACTACCTCTGCTTGAAGAATTGTCTACAGAACCATCTAAAAGAACATAATTAGTGTTTGCCATTGCATTACTAAAAGATGTGGTGTAATCTCCTGTGCCATTATCCGTCATACCACTAACATTGAAACTATCTCTACTAGCAGCACCACTAGCAGAGCCATCAAAATTCACCCAAACCTTTATGCTACCATTCACAACATAATCTGTATCCAAAGACTTAGCTGTGCCACTTATCTGTCCACTTGTCTGTAATGTATCAAATGCTATTGTTCCGTTTGCCATTATGCTAAATCTCCGTGTACTGTAACTCTTGCATCATGATTATCTTTTGCATCACCATTAGAATCTCTTACATCAGTGCAAACCTGCGATGTAGTTTTTTGTCCATTAGTAACATGGTTTGTTACAGAGAAATTTCCACCACTCATACCACCTTCGTTTTGTCCAGAGCCATTTAAAATATCAGCATAATCATCATTAGCCATGTTGTTTGTAAACGAAATTGGAGTTTTGCCAGTTCCAATATCTGAAGTAGAAGCCACATTAAAACTGTCATAAACTGGATGACCACTTGAGTCTTGGTCTATAGAACACCAAACTTTCGCTAACCCTTGTTGAATACTTGTCTGATTGCTACCCTCACCTCTAATAGTCATAGAGTTGGCACTTGCACTAACCACAGGTGTTGAGCCAATAGTTATGGTTGTTGCAGTGGATTTGCCTGTGATTGTGTCTGTTACGATTGTACTCATGCTAACTCTCCAGTAAATTGTGCAGAATAATTTGAAGGGTCTGCATTAGAACCATTTTCAAAGTGAGATGCTCCACAAGATGAAGAAGCACGACCAAACGGATTTGCATAAAAAAGACCAGTGCCACCTGATGCAGCTAATTGGTCTCCACGAGTACAACTGTAGGCTACTCCTGCAAAATTATTTGAAAAATTCATAGTTGACACTCCTGTACTAGTGTCCGTTATAGATGCAATATTTAAACTATCTGTTATAGAAGCTGCATCTCCGGGATAATCTGCCCACACTTTGCACAACCCTTGCTGTAAGTTAGTAGTGGTTGTACCTCCCTCTGCTACCACAGATATAATATTTGCACTTGATGCACCCTTTAGTTTATCAATCGCTATCTCTGATGCACCACCACGAGTTAAATATGTATCTACTTTAATTGTACTCACGATATCACCAACCTTCCACCATCATTGACAGTTAATGTAATCCCACTGTTTACAGTAAGTGTTCCTGTTACCTGTGCATTTTCTGTAGCAAGTATTGTTATGTTTGTATCTAACGCTTGTGCATTTGTTCTGAACATACCACCATTCTTGAAGTTACCCTTGAACTCACTTGTAGGTGTAATTGTTCCTGCAGCCAACTCAAGAAAGTACACAAAGATATTGTTTGTGCCACTTGAAGGTGCAGCCGAGAATGTCAATGTTGAGCCATCAGGTACAGTGTAAGCTGCACTATCTTGGACAACACCATCAACACTTACAAGTATCTCTTGTACTGAACCTATTGTTCTTCCAAGTGCAAAGGTTGTATCAGAACCATCACCACTAAATCTTACGACTGCAGGTGGAGCTTGGAAGTTAGCAGGTATGTTGTTGCCAATGTATGCCATATTATGTTATCTCCATGATACTTAATGTGCCACTTAGTTTGTCTGCTACAGAGCAATCTACTCTTAGTAAGTCTCCTGTCTCAAGTATGACCTTACCACCTGTCAGTAGTTCTAGTGATGAACCTACAGGTATAGGTGCATCTTTGACTAGAAAAGACGTTCCGTTGGTTGCTGCTCTACCACCACCTGATGTAGTAGATACAAGCTCTACTTCTGTGGTTACTTGAGATGTATTTATGTTTGTAAGTATAAGTCCAATCACTACTGTAGTTGTGCTACTCGGAACTGTATATATTGTATATGGAGAACCTGCACTGTTTGGCTCGGCAGCGAATGTGACTACTCTAAATGTATTTGCCATGTTATTATCCTAACGCTATTGCAAGTGCAGTTGGGTCATCTGATGTAAAACCTGCACTGGTTAAATATGTTTTTACATCTGTCAATGCTACTTGTTTCATTGTGCCATTGTCATTTGTAACAACTCTATCTGCATCTACAAGAGTTGTAGAGGAAGCAGACGTATCACCATCCATGATGTTTAATTCAGTAGCAGTTGCGTCTACAGCAGCTAATTTTGTGAAATCAGCCTGCACTAATCCTGACACACCATCTAATAAATTTAATTCTGCAGCAGTTGATGTAATAGAAGATCCTGCAATTTGTAATGTTGTTGCATTTACTTCGCCACTAGAACCATATATAACTGCCTTGCTATTTACTATTGTGCCTGCAGATGAACCATCAACTAAGTTTAACTCATCAGAAGTTGAATCCACTGCAGCCAATTTTGTAAAGTCAGCTTGAACTAATCCTGACACACCATCTAATAAGTTCAATTCTGTTGCAGTAGATGTTAACGCTACATCTTCATTTATCTTAGGTGAAGTTAATGTTTTGTTTGTAAGAGTTTGTGTGCCTGATAATGTAGTTACAGTAGAATCTATCGCAAAAGTAACAGCATTGCCACTTCCACTTGTGTCAATACCAGTGCCACCTGTAAATGTAAGTGTTTCACTATCAAGATCAATACTTAACGCACCACCACTATCGGCTTGGAAGTCCAAATCCTCTGCAGTTATCTGTGCATCAACATAAGCTTTGATTGATTGTTGAGTGGCTAAATGACTTGCTGAATTAGAAGTCATATCATCTTCATCTTTAATTGATGTACCTGATATCGTTCCGTTCAATATAGCACTGGTAAGAGTCTTATTCGTAAGTGTTTGTGAACCTGTCAACGTGGCTACAGTAGAATCTATTGCAAAAGTAACAGCGTTACCACTACCACTTGTATCGATACCTGTGCCACCTGTAAATGTTAAAGTTTCACTATCTAAGTCAATGCTTAACGCACCACCACTGTCAGCTTGAAAATCCAAATCTTCGGCAGTTAGTTGAGTATCAACATAAGCTTTTACAGATTGTTGGGTAGGTACAAGAGTAGCACTGTTAGATGCCATGTTATCTTCGTCAACAAACGCTGTAATAGTTATTACACCATCAGATAAACTACCGTATGTAAGTGTGCCTGATACATCTGCATTACCGTTTATATCAATAGTTGTGGCCGCAATCTGTATCTCTGTATCTGCTACGAGGTCGAGTTGTCCATCGGTACTCGAATTGATGTATATAGCTGTGTCTCTGAACTGTAGCTTTTCTGTAGAAGCAATAAGTATGTCGTCACTAAATTCAAAATAATCCTCATCTTCCATCCATTTAAGGACACCATCTGATGTTTCACCATCAAATGTAATTGTTATATCTGTGCCTGCAGTTCCTGCACCAAACGTAAGCGTGTTGCCCAATAGCTTAGTTATAGGACCTCCCTCGTTGGCTGTGCCATCGTGAGTGTGTCCACTACTCGCTTGGAAGGCTGCTAATAACTGATTGAACTCATCATTGGTATGAGCCGCAGTTATAACGTCTCCGTCAGTGTAAGAAGATTGTCTTGTGTAGGTTGCTCCCATTTATCTTCTCGCTCCTAGTTGATACTCTAACTGAAATCCTTTTAACGAATAAGGTGCAGTTGTTCCCCCATCATTCACTCGTAAAGCTACTGCAAATCCAGATCCTTCTACTGGTTGTCTTACGAGAGGTTGTGATGCACCACCATACGTTCCCACTACAGATGAACTTGTTCCGTATGTGCTTGTTCCGTATATGGCTGCTATGTCTCCTGAATCTAATGCGTAGGCTGCAGGTCGTGCCGAGTCTTTACTTTCGTAATCGTATCTAACAAATAGATCTGCATCAATAGATGACTCAGGAGCAAAATTTACTATTACTCTTTGCATATTTTTTCGTATTCCCGGATCGTTCATTGTGAGATCTGGACTACGATATCTCCCTAAAATAGCAGTGCCATCAAAATCGTTGCCTGACTCTTGTCTGTATACAAATCCATCACCTGATCCATGTATGGCTATTACATCTCCTGAAGATACAAACGTATCTGTTGATGTTGGTCTAATGCCTTTTATTTCTGCAAATTCAAATTGTTGTCCTCTAAGAACACAAATTACGCCTTTTGTTAAATTTTCACCTTGCCCACTTTTTGTAAAAAATATTCTGTATTGTGTTTTATTAGGTATGACTATTGATGTAAAACTACCAGAGTCAGATAAATTAGCATCAAACAAACTTTGCACATTAGAACTTATTGTACCCAACTCAACGTCACCAATTCTTGCAGTACCTGCGATGGTACGTAATCCATCAGGGCCTAAAAATATGAGGTCACCTGCAAATTCCTGTATGGTCTGTCCGTTTACACATCCTATGTTTCTTGTTACAGGTTTGACTGCAAAGTCACTAGAGCTTGATCCTGTAAGTTGGAATATTCTATTCTCACAAAAGATAAACAAGTTATCTCGGAATACTTTGAGTCCTGTTACAGTGTCATCAACTTTAATACTACCTGCACCAGACCCACTGTTAAACGCATCTTCGTCAAACGGTTGACTAAATACAACCTCTTGTGGTGTGCTTGACTTACCACCGTAGAACATGTGATCTTTAAACGCAGTCACAAACTTTGCACCAGATACAGAGCTTTCACTTACGTCTGTTGCACTGAAAGACGAGTTAAACACTGTGGGTGCATTTGCACCATCTGCAACAATTAACTTATCGTTGCCGTCAAAGTTAAATCTTTGAAATGTATAAACTCCTGCACTTGTTCTGCCAGTATCTCTCTCTGTCCAACTAGAACCACCGGGGGTAGCAGTAAATATCTTCTCACCTCTTGCTGCAACAACACTTGATCCAAACGTTGCAACCATAAGTACTTCTTCACTCGATGCACTTGTTTGTGGTACAACAGCAGTCACGTATTTACTGAACCCACTTATTCTTCTGTAGCCACCTTCGATGTCAGGCTCAAAGTTAAGAAGCTCAAGTGCTTGACCGGGTTTCATTATAAATGTAGATTGATTAAGGACTAACCCACCTTCACATACAAATGGAAACGCACCTGTCTGACTTAGCTCTGGCATTAGACGGCTCTCATGTATATCTGTTTGTTAATTAATTCTACACGCATACGCTTAATAGATTTCTCAAACTGCATCTGTGCGAGTTGTGCGTTTTGTACTTCACCACGTAAAGTAAACGCATAATACTTTGCTCGTTCTGTTATTACCGTTTCAAACCGTGTTGGTATGAGAGATGTGTCGGTAGACCCACTTAACGCTGTGTGAGTTGCGTAATAAAAGTATTTTATAGTATATGTTGCTTTGTCTGGTACAGGAGAGAATCCTATGCTTTGATCTGGGTTCTCATACACGAACACTGGTATAGCTCTTGAGTCACCTGTAGGGTCTGTGTCTCTTTCGTGATAGTTGTCAAGATACTCACTAAATGTCAGGTAATCTAACTTTTGTTCTGTTTTATCTGCAGCTTCAAGAAATGTAAAACTATCGTAGTCAACTGTTTTAGTATCTGTTGTGCTTAAATCTGATCTACTATATAATCTTTTTCCTGCAGTTGTGGTAAAAGTTTTTGATGTAACCGTAAAGGGCCACTCAGTATCTGCGTTAATTATATCATCTATTGCACGATTAACGTAATCTTTTACTGCAGTTTGTATGCCACGAGATGAACTAAAATTACTACTTGTTAGCTCTACCTCGTTTAGATCTCTTAGTACGTTGTTGATTAATACTAGATAACTGCTCGCCATGTTTTAGCTTCTCTTGGACTTTTTTAGTTTCTAAGTAGTCTTTTCTTTTTTTAGCTTTACGAGTTGGACTATTTAGTTTTTTGTTGATGTCTGCTACTTGCTCTAGAGTCAGTAGTTTGTAAGGTCTGGTGTCAATCGGTATTAGTAATCGTAGATTTTTTTTTTAGTTTGATTACTCGGTACTTACCCACTTTTACGTGCTTTCTTTAATTGTTCTTTCGCTCGTTTTGCTATTGCCACAACCTGCGTCTTACCCATCACTTTTGCACGTTGCTCCATGACTGTAAGGATTTGTATCTTTCTCGCATACGGTTTCTTGATTCTTTTAACTTTTGCAACCGTTGCTCTAGCGTCAGCAGGTGTAGCGAACTTGATGCTAACCGTGTCTCTAGGGTTTTCATCTGTGTATAAACGTCTGTCGCTACCTTTTGGTTTTTTACCTGTGCCAACTTTGGGATCACGTTTTTTTGACATGCTTGTTTTTGTATCTTTGTCTTTGATCTTTTTCTATTTTTTCAAGTTTTTTTGCTTGACCTGCGTGTAACTTTGAAGCTTTTTTCAAACCTTTTATTATTTCTTTAAGATCTTTTGTGTAATGTGGCATTATGAAGCATCCTTCTTTTCTACTTCTTTCACTACGCTCTGCATCATTGTGTTTAAAACTTTTAATTTTTCGTTTGCAGTTATGACTTCGTGTAGTGCTTGATCTATCATATTTAGAGCTGCATTATTGTTATTTAATACAGCCTGTGCATTTTCAATTTGTAGTTGGTATTGAAAAGCTAACGCTTGTGCGGCTAGTTTTTTCATAGGGATACTCCTTTTTAGGATTATACAGATAGGCTACTGATTTGTCAATATTATTTGTATTCTAGATATACAAAAGCTAACAAAGTACAAAAGCCAACCATCATTAAAAAAACTATAAAATACGTGAGATACTCCATAATCTCCTCACGTCTTTTTTCTGCCATCTTCTCTGCGTATCTTCTAGACTTACGAGCTTCGGCTTGAAACGCTTGCCAATCTTGCCACAACCCCGGTCTGCCTAAATATATCATAATCTTTTTAAGTTCTTCTTCTTTCTCTTTTATCTGTTCAAGAGCCATAAACTCTTCTAAGTCAGAACCACCACCACCTGCTTTCTTCTTTTTTGCTTTCTTTTCTATTTGCTCTTTGGCGAATACAAAGTCAGAAATTTGTTTTACACATCCTCCTAGTTCTTTTCCGTTGGAAACGAAACTTTTAATCACCGAAAAAGCAGCGTTGGCCGCAGCTAATTCTGCTAACATGGTATTCCCCTTACCTGTTTATTGGTTTACAATATGCTGTTATTTTTTTGTTACCATCCTCGTGTGGTATTGTTGGTTGCCTAGTTAGACGTTCTGCAAAATACAAACAGTCATCTACACTTTTAAATCTTTGTGTCCTGTTTATCACTGTCGTGTCGATCATGAAGATCAGTAGAAACTCTATCATTATGATGGCAATCGCAAGAACACTCTTCGCAGTCGCAGTCGTAACACTCGCAAGTCTTGCATCGCTTCTTATCCTGTCCACTCATAGCCTGCCCTCATCATCTCTGCTAAATGCTCACTGCGTTTACCTACCTGCTTTGCCCAACGTGAGTCAAGCATCTGATCGCCTGCTTCGTAGAAATCACCCACCTCGATAGCTCCCCACATCTTAACAAATTTCATAAGACGAGGAACACCCATATTAAATCCCATATCTACGAGACACATTTGTCGCACTTGGTCAAGTTGGTTTACAATAGGTTTTCTTTCAAGTAATTCTTTTTCTACAATAGCTATGTCGTTCATACAAAGGTAATATGCTTCTTCTTCGGTAAGACCCACCTCCAAAATATCTTCAAGTGTCTTACCTATATAATCTAACTCGGTGTCAGTTATGCCACGATCTTCAAGATTTCTGCCTATACCGATGGTGCTTATACCTAAACTGTCTCGATATGGTTCAAGCACCATACCTTCATGCTTGGCAACCATTTTCACAAATTCACTTAGCTCATATTTCATATTCTGCTTTTCTACCTCTGTGTATCATGCCACCATTTGCAGCTTTCTTTCTTCGTCTACCTGATGCCGTAACAGACCACTTAACAGCTTTAGGACCTGTCTTTTTCTTTGCTT